TTACTCTCCCAACAGAGCCAAAGACTCCAGCCAGGACGCTTTCCAGGGGCGCAGGTCCGGCTGGGTGGCAAAGGCCTTCTTCAAATGCGACATCGGTACCCGATAGACATCATTCAATCCCAGCGCCAGCGTTACGGGATTCCACAGATGGATATTCTTTCCGGCGCGGGAATTCTTTCTTACCCGCGCACCGTCATCGCCGAATATGCCGATGCCGCTCGCCAGTGACTTTTCCCAATCCAGCTTGGCCATGCCGCCGAATACGCGCAGCACTTCTTCCTTGGTAATCCCTTTAAGAATCTCCTTCGGAGGTGCTGCTACAACTTCCTCTTTCGGGTTCAATATATTTTCCAATACATTGGCGATATCCCGGTGGAAGAAACGCAGGGCATCCAAGGGCATGGTGATACCCGGCGGTTTCAGTTTAAAGACTATCTTGTCCGAATCGCGCGTCATCCGGATTAATACATCGCTGCTGCCGGCGGCAAGCCGCTGGGTGTCTTCGATAAAGAATATCGGTGCGGGATAGCGGGTAATCCCCTCGGCAAATAAGCCGGCATATTCCTCCGAATAATCCAGCCAGACATGGGGAGTCAAACCTGCCTCCAACAAGCGCGCCAGGTTCCATGGCGTGCCGGTCTGTTCACTTAACCAGGAACAGGTTTCTTCGGTGGTCGCATTGTTGGGCAGTGTGCCGGAGGTCATTTTCTTCTTTCAGAATTTTCGGATGCAGCAGTGTACCAATAATATGCGCGCTTTAAGCGGCGCCGTCCGCCCTCCATGACGGCGTGCCGCCAATTTTGACACCCAGATAAATCCCCAGGCGGCGCCAGGCCGGAATGCCGTCGGCTTCCGACGCCTCGCGCAGCACGCGGTTGGCGGTGGCTTCGTCGCACACCTCGTGGTGGTGGTAGAGCCAGTCGTGGATCACGGCCGCCTTGTGCGAGGTGTCGCCGAACAGCAGGTACAGCACCGGCAGACGCGGCACGCTGGCGTAGTCGGTCAGGAAGCCGGCTTCGACCTCGATCACCCTGCCGAGGATGGCTGATTGGTAGCGGAACGGCGCCATCACGCGCCAGATGCCGCGTCCGCCGGCAGCCAGGTCGTCGACGCACTCGGTGATCAGCGGGGTGAGGAATGCGGATTTCATGGCGCCTCCGGACGGTCGAAAATGGACAGCTGGCGGCCGCGCATCACGGCGATCAGCTTGTCGGCGTATTGCGGATCGGTGGCGTAGCCGGCGGCGGCCACCGCGCGCGCGAACGCTTCGCCGCCACGGCAGGAGAATGCCGGTTTGTAACGCGGATTGGCCAGCAGGAAAGCGGCGTGGTCGTCGATGCAACCTTGCCAATCCGGATACTTGCGCCAGCGGGCCGGCTGCATCTGCCACTGGCCCTTGAGGAATTCGCGGGTGGGCATCAGCAACACGTCTCCGCGCCAGGACGGATCGGCCTTGACGCCGAACAGGTTGCGGGCTTGCAGCGCCAACTGCGACGCGCCCCAGCCGGATTCGAGTGCCGCCTCGGCGAGCGCGAAGCTGGCCGGCACCCGGGTGCGGGCGGCCGAGGCGCGGGCGGCGGGGCCGACGGCGGCGATGAAGTCGGCGGGGGTCATGGCAGCTCTCCTTCCGACTCGGGCGTGATTTTGCCGGTCTTCCATTCCTTCCACATGTGCCAGCACTTGTGGACGATCATCAGGCCGACATAGAACAGGGTCGCCAGGTGGACCAGTTCGGGCAGAGTGATGCCGATGTATTCGGCGCCGACGACGGCGATGGGCGGCGCCGTCTTGGCCAGCATGGCGGCGCCGGTTTCGATGGTTTCGTGTGTCATGCGCATGTTCTCCAGGCATAAAAAAAGCCACCCGAAGGTGGCTGTGGTGTTGAACGTTGCAGGGCTACTGCGGGATGCCGGCCAGGATCTGCTGCACCCGCTCCGGCGACGCGAGGATGCCGCCGCCGGGGCCGGGCGACGCCGGCTTGGCCAGATAGGCGATGATGTCGCGCACCGAGGCCAGGTTGGGATCGGTCGGCTTGTCGAGCTGCACCGACAGCTGGTACATGGACCAGAACTCTTTCACCATGGCATCATTGGAAGTTTTGATTGCAATGCGCTCCGCCGGCGTGAACGCCATATAAAGCGTCATCGGGGTCAGCGTTGGAAGTGGAGCAACCGGTGTGACCGGTTGCGTCGCCATTGGGTTGTTCCAAAAGCCACCGGACAGCGTTGCACCATTCAGCGTACCGTCCGGCACAGTGATGAACTGGGCCGCTATCGTTGGGTGGAAAATCGTCACCGGGTTCGTGGTGGTGACATCCACAGCAGTACCGTTGACACTTCTTGCGTATGTGGTCATTTCTAGCCTCCAGATTTCAATTTAAATTCACCGCACCATCCCTCGTTGCACATCGGAGGGAATTGGGCGTAGGTCCCACCATTCGTTACGATAGGGATAGCGGGGAAGCGACGACACAGGCCCAACCCGTCATCGAAGGCAAGATAGAACTTGCACGCTTGGCAGTTTTCCATATTTACCACTCCACTACACAAAGTCCGCTACCACCGCCTTGGCTGTTAGAAGATCCAGCGCCACCGCCGCCGCCAATTCCGCCGGCGCCACCAGTAGATGCGCCACCACCGTTGTTGCCGCCACCGCCCCCGCCAACTCCGCCACGGCCGCCTGCCCCTGTGCTTCCGCTAAAACCACCACCGCCTGCTCCAGGTCCTCCAGCACCACCGCTGGAAGAACCAACTGCACCGCCGCCGCCCGTAAAACCGTCGAAAGGGAAACGGATAACTGCATTGATAGGGTTCATATTCCCGTTAGCAGCTGTATTTGCGACAGCATAGTTACCGCATACATCCGGTGCTCCAGAACCATCGGGAGGACTATTGCCAAAGACAGAGGCGCCACCGTATCCTAAAGACTTGCCACCACCGACACCACCGCCACCGCCGCCCGCGGGACTGCCGCCCGGGCCAAGTTGCGATCCTGCTCCGCCACCGCCTAAGCCACCGCTACCGCCGCCACTGGCCTGATAGTCTCCGCCCATTCCGGCACCACCGACACCGAAGCTAGCACCACCACCGGTTGCGGAGATAAGCGCCCCAAACGACGTGCTCCCCCCTGCACCCCCAGTACCACCACCCGCACCAACAGTGACGGTATATGGTGTTGCCGGCGTAACAGTAAATACACCATGGGCATATCCGCCGCCACCACCACCGCCACCGTTAGTTGCTCCGCCGCCGCCGCCGGCACCGACCACACGCACGCGGATTGAAGTTACACCTGTGGGAACGGTGAATGTACCGCTCCATTGAAAAACGACCCAACGCCCGGTCCCAAATTCCCCCATGTAGCCGGGAGGTGTGATCTTCGTTGGCAAAGCACCGCTAACTGCGAGTGAACCTGTAACGTTTGTGGTACCAACTTGTTGAGTTGCTGACTGTCCCATCTTTTTCTCCCTTACATTCCGTGAGCGCGGACGCTCACATTTGCTGTGTCGCTGCGCGCCCACACCTTTTCGTTAATTGAACAGACGAGACCGGTATCCTCAAGGATCCCGTTCGCAGGAACTGTCACGTCGTAATCAACATAGTCGGTCGCAGCGGGGGTGCCCCCCGTTCCGATCGCGACACGCACCCTGACCGCTGCTGCGTTTCGATTCGCAAAACGCAGATTGAACGTTTGTGTTGCCCCCGCCGTGAAGAGCAGCGTGTCAGCGCCCCCCGCTGGCAGGTCGGCAGAGCCGAGTTTTCCTGTTGCCATATTGCCTCCTTAGAGTTGTCCAAAAAAGTATTGTTGCGTCGGGGAGGTGCCCAACGCCTGAGCTTGCGCTAGCGTGACCGCATGCTGTGACTGGGTACCAGGGCCAACCTGAAGCGCACCACCAGTACACCCCAGCAGCACCCACGAATTCAAGGTGGCATGCCACATCAGTTCGATCTCGCCGCCAGCGACGATCTCGGCACCTTGCAGCGACGCATGTGCGCCGCCGACAATCGCCTTGGCTGCTAGCCCGTTTGGTGAAAAAGTCGCAGCGCCGGTATTGCCGTTGGCCGCTTTGAACTCCAGCACCATGCCATCCGTTAGCGAAGTCACCGCCGGGTTGTAAGCGGCCGCGTAAGCATTCGCCACGCCGGTGTCAACGGCGTAGCACAGGCCATTGTTCTGGACCTGAGCCTGCCCCGCGGCCTGCGGCAGCGCCAGCGTCAAGAACGGCGCCCCCGCCACCACCGCGATGTTCGGCGCCGGCACCGTGGTCATGCCGTAGTCCACCTGCACGCTGTAGGCGCCGATCCAGCCAGAGTCGGCCGTCGGCGTCACCTGCGAACCGGTGTTGGCCATCGCGCCGGCCTTGACCTGCACCGCGCATTTGCCGCAGCGGATGGTCATGCTCGACGTGCCCAAACCGCCAGGGCCGCTGTACGGTATGGCCGGATTGCTGGCGTTATAAAACGGCAGCACCAGCGCCCCCGTGTCCACCTCCTGGAACTGCACCTGCACCAGGTAGTTGATCGACTTTCCGGCCGTGCCCGGCGCGGGAACGGGCAAGGCGATCGGGTCGGCCAGGATGCCCTGCTTCAGCACCTGGCGCGCGTCGGCGCCCAGCGACGAATACGGCGTGGCGTCGACCGCCGCCATTTGATACACCTGGCCGGCGGCAATCGCCGCCGTCAGGCCCGTGCCCGGCGTGCAGGCCAGGCCTTGCAACACCGGCGCCGTGCCCAGCACGGCCTGGGCGAGTTTGGCGAGACCGATCATGGCGAACTTGTTGCCGTTCAAAATGTCGGTCTCGATCAGTTCCTCGCCGTTATAAACAGTTGCGCGATCCATACTGCTCCTGAAAGAAAAAAGGCCGCGGGTAGCGGCCTTGTGGATAAAAACTACGCAGCAGCACTTACAGCAGCTGCACCCAGACCGTCACGTTATGCGGCCGCACCGCATCGATGGCGGCGTAGATGTCGGCGTCGCCGATGCCGTATTGCGGCGTGCCCGGCAACGGCCGGTACACCTTGACGAAACACTCGTACGGCGTCGTGCTCAGCGTGCCGTAGCGCCCCTGGCCGTAGAAGCCGGTGGGCTGGCCATACGCGCCATAGTCCTGCGGCCTCCCGGACTCGATCAGGATCGGCGTGCGGCCGGTGATGTCCTGGCACAGCTTGACTACGCCGGCGCGCGTGCCGCGCTCGCGGAAGATGTTGGCCTGGATCGCGGTCCGGTAGCTCTGGTCGGTCTGGTACGGTTGACGCTGCAAGCCGAGGCCGAAGAAGTCGCCGGCGATCATGTCCAGCCAGCCGTCGCTGGCGGTCAGCAAGCGGCTCTGCTGCCTGACGTAGGCCAGCAGCGCATACACAAAAGACCAGCCCGCCGCCCAGCCGGACAGCAAGGCGTCCAGCACCGGCGTGCTGTCGCTGAACCAGGTGGGCAGCGTGGCCTTCAGGCGGGCGACGATGTCGCCGTTGTCCCCGGCCGCCATCAGGACACCGTCACGGTCGAGAACTTCAGCACCTGCCGCGCCGTCACCGCGACGTCGGCACTGCCGCCGTTGAGCTGCATCGCCGTCACGTTGGTGACGCCGGGCGAGGCGTCGTACGCCACCTGCGCCAGCCGGGTGTAGGTCAGCGTCTGGCCCAGCGCCAGCGCGTTGATGTAGTTCTGGATCGCGGCCTGCACCTGCCCGCGCGTGGCGACGGTGTCGTAGCCGGCGGCCAGGGTCACCGCCAGCGAGACCGCAACCGGCACGATCACCGGCGTGTACACGCCGAAGCGCGTGGTGATCGCCCGCACCGCTTCGATGGCGCTGCTGACGGCGTTGATAAAGCCCGCCGACGGCGCACCGGAACCATCGTCCACCACCACGTAGAAGTAGCCGAGATCGGCCGTGCCGTTGTACTGCTGGTTCTCGGTGATGGTGTAGACCGTGCCCGGCTGCACCGAGCTGATCGCGTAGCCGATCGCGGCCCGGGTGGCGCGCGACAGCGAGGCGATGTAGACCACGAAGCGGGTCCGCAGCGCGGCGTCGGTTTCCGCGTCGGCGCCACCGGAGAAGGACAGCGCGTTGCTGACGGTGTCGACATACGTCACCGCCTGCGACAGCACGCTGACCTGGCCGGCGCCGGCGTTGCCCGCCGCTTCGGCGACGTCGGCGCGCACCGGCACCGTCAGGCTGGGCACGCCGGCCGCCAGCACATAGCCGTCCGCCGTCCAGGCCGGGTGGCTGGTGTCGGCCGCGACGGTGTAGCTGCGGCTGCCGTCGGCGGTGCGCACCTGCGTGCTGAACGGGATCAGCGCCTGGCTGGTCGGCGTGAAGCGGGCGAAGGTGACGGCGCCCACCGCAGGCAGGGCCGGCAGTCGCGCCAGGCCGTAGTCGGCGATCCAGCTGTCGAGATCGGCATCGCTGGCGGTCGCGGCGCGCATGGTCGACAGCAGTTGCATGGCGATGCCTTGCAGCCATTGGGCCAGCGCGGCGTTGGTTTCGACCAGCGCGCGCAGCATGGAGCCGATGGTGAAGTCGATCAGGCCCGAAGTCCTGGACTGGATCGCCGCCACCTGGTCGGCCACCAGGGTGGCGAAAGTTTTGGTAGAGATGCTCATGATTTACCTGTTGAGGTTGAATGCCAGATTGACCGGCTGCTGGACGTCGGCATCGACGTACTGGATGCGCACGCTGATGCCGTTGTCGATGGGACTGATCAGGATGACCGGATCAGGCTGGTGCGAGACGATGGCCTCGTTGAACAACTGCTCGCGGATCAGCGCGCGCAGGCGGCCGGCGTCCAGCGTCTTGCCGATTTCCTGCGACACGCCGGCGCCATAGTCCAGCTGCCACAGATAGTCGCCGGCATTGGTCAGCAGGCGCCGCAGGATGCGCTGCTGGCCTTCCAGCGTGCCGCCGCTCAATGCCAGGTCGCCGGTGACGGACAGCGCCAGGTCGCCGCCGATGTAGTGGGAAAGATCGCTCACACCGGTGCTCCCGTCATCCCCGGGCCGGACTGCACGCCGGGATGAGTATGGGTACGCAGGCTGACGCCGGCACCCCTGACATCGCCGCCGACGGTCAGCTTGCCATCGACGCTGCCATCGCCGCTGACGGCCAGCTTGCCGGCGATGGAAGCATCGGCGCTCACGGCCAGCTTGCCGCTGATGGTGGCGTCGCCGCTGAGCTTGAACGTGCCGCTATGGTTCCAGCTCGACGCCGCCGACGTGATGCTGCCGTCGCCGTTCAGCGTGATGCTGGCGCCCTGGCCGTCGCTGAACACGGCGGCGCCGCTGTTGAGCAGCTTGAACTGCGCGCCGTTCTTGTGCACGGCCCACAGCTCGCCGCTGGGCGCGGGCAGCGGCCGCGCCTGGTCGCTGTAGAAGCGGCCGACGATCAGGCCGGCGTCCATGCTGGCTTCCTGGAATTCCAGCTGCACCGTATCGCCCGAAGTGGGCGGACTGAACAGGCCCCAGCCGTTGCCGCTCCAGGCGCTGGTGATCGGCAGCCAGCCGATCTCCACGCCTTCCGGCTGCAGCAACACCTTGGCGCTGTAGGTGTTGGGGTCGTAGCTGGTGACGGTGCCGATGCGCGTGCGCGCCAGGCCCTGCCCGGCCGTCTGCGACACCAGGCGGATGCTGTTGATGAGATTGTTCATGCGTGCTCCTCCGGCTAAGTTTTGGCGTTGGTATTGGTGTTAGGGATTTGGTTCCTGGCTTCGACCGACATACTGAAGCCGCCGTCGGCCGAGTAGCGGCGCGTGACGGAGGCCGTGTAGTAAGCCTGGTCGAAGGCGCTGCCGGTGTCGCTCACCTGGATCAGGCTGGTCGGCATCAGCAGCACATCGCCCGGCAGGTCGGCTTTCAAGCTCATTTCGTGCGCCGACAATTCCTGCAAGATCGCCTTGGCCTTGGCCTTGGCCTGGCTGGCGTCGAGATTGGGAAAGGTGCGCACGTACTCCTGCGGCTCGCCGTCGAACGGCACGGCCGCGCCATCGCTCACGCGCTTGCGCTCGGCCACTTCGCTGACGGCCTGGTTGGTCTTGCTGTGGAAGGACAGCACTTTCACGCGCAAGTCCTTGGCCAGCGACAGATTGCGCTGGAAGCCCAGCTGCATGGCATTGGACTCGGCCACGCCGCCCGCCTGCCAGCGCAGCACGTAGGGATCGGCGCTCTTGGCGGTGCGCGGTTCGAAGTGCAATGAACGGCCGCGCACATACACCTGGTAGCCTTCGTACTGCGCCAGCCTGGTGACGATGTCCCAGTAGCTGACGTTGGACGCCACCAGCGCCTTGACGATCTGGTAGTAGCCGCCGGCCGCCACCGTGGTCGGCGTCACCACCGGCGTCAGGCCCTGCGCCTTGGCGATCTGGCTGACGACATCGGACGCCACCAGCGTGCCGCTGCTGAACACCTTGGTGCGCTTGAAGTCGATCAGCCTGGAGCTCAGGTCGCGCCCCGCCAGCACGATCGTGCCGGCGTCGAGATCGATGTCCAGCGTGTCGGCATAGCCGATCAGGAAGCTGGTCAAATCGGACTTGGCGACCTGGCCGGGATCGGCCGGAAAGCCCAGCAGGAACTCCAGCTCCAGCTGCTCCTGGCGCGACCAGAAATCGATGCCGCGCCCGGCCGGCTGGGCTGCGATGGACAGCGTCAGCCGGAAGGTGTCGGCCACGAAGAAGGCGTTGTTGTTCACCTCGAAGCCGATCACGCCGTCCAGCGCGGCGCCGTTGGCATAGACCATGCCGCGCGGCCGGTTGGCGGCGCCTGTTGGCTGTGCTTGATTGATCATGGGCCGGGTACTCCCCCATTGTCCGGCGGCGTAGGCGGTATCGCCAGCGTCCGCACACCCGTCACCTGGGGATCGGTGACTTTGTTGGCCTGGGCGATGGCGATCCACTTGGTGGCGTCGCCGTAGACCTTGGCGGCCAGCCGGTACAGGCTGTCGCCGCCGACCACCACCTTCTGCAAGGACGTCACCGCCCCCGAGGCGCGCGTCAGGTTGGCTTCAATGCGGCCGACCACGGCCTGCAACTGGTGCAGGTCCGGCAGCTTGACGGCCGCGTCCAGTTGCCTGGTCAGCTTGGCGGCCTGCTGCGCGACCGGGTTGTTGGGCAGGATGCCGCCCAGCGTGGTAACGGTCTGCAGCACCGCGCCGGCCTCGGCGATCATGCCCTTGACCTGGGTGGCCACGCCGCGCACCGGTTCCAGCACGCCGTTGATGGTCTTGCTGCCGGCCTGGACGAAATCGGACACCGACTTGATGCTGTCGTTCATCGTCTTCATCAGGCCGGTCAGTTTCGGATCGCCGACCTTGGCCGCGATGGCGCCGGCCTTGGCGGCGTCGGCGCTGATGGCGGCGTTCAGGTCGGCGGCCTTGGCCGACGGCCGCGCGCGGGTGCTGTCCTCGACCACGTCCAGCTCCAGCGTGTAGCGCACGCGGTGGCGCTGCTCCACCACGTACTTGAAGCTTTTGACGACGACGCGGTATTTGTATTCGAAAAAGCTGAGCTGCTGCTGGCTGCCTTCCACCCGCATCAGGTCGATGGCGCGGGCGCGTTGCAGCGCGCTGGCGCCAAGGAACAGGCCGGACCACTGGATCGGATCGTCCTCGGCGCCCATCGCCTGCACCACGCGCACGCCGCCCGGCAACTGGTGCACCACCAGCTTCTGGCTGCCGCCGAGCGGGATGCTTTCGGGGATTTCAAAGTCCTGGAAAGTCTCGCTTCCCAGGGTCAGGGTAAATGCTGTGTTTGCCATGTGTCTATCCTGCGTAGGCGACGGAGGCGAGGTTCATCGTGCCGTCGAAGTTGTTGGGACCGGTGGGCGGCCCGGCCATCCGCGCGCCCGCTTCCTGGAGCACGCGGGTGGTGATGCCGCGATAGTCGAGCTTGTTCTCGACCTTGAACACCGGCGCCGGCGCGGGCGGCGGCACCGCGTTGATGGCCATGCGCGGTGCGACGGGCGGCAAGCTGCGCGGCGCGGCAACCGCGCCCGTCGCCGTTGCGCCAGCAGGAATGGCTGGCGCATTGGGCTTGGGCGCATCCTTGTGGAACCAGTACCAGGCGCCGGCGATCACAGCACCCAGCGCGACGATGGCGGCAATCACCGCGCCTACCGGCGTCAGCAACGCCGCTGCTGCTTCGCCGAACGCGACAATGCCCCCGACTATCATCCGCAGCACCGGCCAGACTTGCTTGGCAGCCTTGCCCAGCCAGGAAAAATTACCACCCAACGCGAGTACCGTGCCGCCTATCTTCAGCGCGCCGGCCAGCAAGGCGAAGGCGCCAACCGCAATCTGCGTCAGCACCGGGAAGCGCCCCAGCCAGTTGCCCAGTTTGTCCATGGCCTTCGCGAAGAACAGCAAGGCGTCGGTGACTTTGGGCAGGTACACGCTGCCGATCACGGTCAGCAAATTCTTCCACGCCTGCGCCGCCGCCAGCTCCGCGCCCTTCGGCGATTTCAGGTACTGCTGGTAAGCGCTGCCGTAGTTGCTGGCCTGCTGAAACTTCTGCGTCTGGGATTGCAAACGCGGCTGGTTGACGATCTGGTCGCCGATAAAGCTCGCGGTGTGCTCGTCAAAGTTTTTCGACAGCAGCGACACCATCTTGACGTCGTCGATCTTGCCGTACTTCTTGCGGATCGCCGGCGCCAGCACCTCGGCGATGAATTTGTCGGGACGGTGCTCCATCAACGCGGTGTTGGCCGCGCTCAGGCCGGCCTCGCCGCCCTTGCCGCCTTTGCCCTTGCCACGCGCTTGCAGCAGGCCCAGCTGGGACAGGAAGCCCTTGGCCTTGCCGTCCATGCCGCCGCCCACCAGCGTCGCGTAGGCGCCCTGTGCATTGGCGCCGGCCGTCTCGCCGGACTCCTGCGCCATGTAGGCGGAGAACTGGCCGTACAGATACTCCTTGTCGAAATGCTGATACGCCTGCTTGCCGGCCTTGGCGGCAGCCACGAATTCCGCACCATTGACCTTGCCGCTGGTGGCGAAATTCACCTTCGATTGCAAATCCAGCTCGCTGCGCATCACCGCCTCGGCGCCGGTGACAGGCGTGCCGCGCAAGGCCAGCGCCTTGGCGGCATTCGCGGTCTGCCCCTCGACGTCCTTGCCGCCGTTGGCGACCTTGGCCGCGAACGAGTATTTGGCAAAGTCCTCCGACAGGGCCAGCGATTTCGGCAAGTCGCCGAGTGCATCGTTCAGCTCGCGTATGCGGGAGATGTTGTCGGCAATGCCGGTGCCCAGCGTCTTGTGCGACAGCGCGGCCGCCTTGGCATACACGGCGGCATTGTTCTGCGCGCCCAGGTTGAGCGTCTCGAAATCCGACTGCGCCTGCGCGGCCTCCGCCGCCGCCTCGTACGGCGACTTGAGCGCGCCGAACATCTTGTCGGCGACGCCGGCCATCGCTTCGCCAGTCTTTTTCTTCTTGTCCTTCTCGTCGTCCTTGCCCTTGAGCTTGGCCAGTATCTCCTCCAGCGCGGACAGGTTCTTCTGCGCCCTGCCCGCGCCATCTTCGACCAGCTTCAGCGCCTTCGCGATCTCCCGCAAGCCCTTGCTGGCGCCATTGGACAGCTGTAACTTCAACATCATTTGGTATGGTTTTGCCATGGGAACTCCTGTAAACCGCGCCCTACTTCCTGGGCATCCAGCGCATCGCGGCGAAATCGAATTCGCCGCCCTCTTGCTCGCCCAGGGCGATGGCCCAGGCAGTGCCGACCTCTTCCGGCAGGCTCAGCGCCACATCGAACGGAACCCCGTTCTTCACCAGGTACACGACCGTGGCGAATGCGGGGTTCCGTGCTAGTTTTTTACGGCGGCCTCGGACACGGCGGCGTCGGCCTGCTCCGCCACATGGCCCATGACGGCGCTGATGCCGTCCTCGCCCAGGCGCGAGATCAGCGCTTCCAGCTCGCGCTTGGTCGAAGGCGGCGGCTGGTCGTCGCCGTCGATCTGCGTCACCCACAGCAGCGGCATGACCATGCCCATGTAGACCTCGTTGCGCGCCGAAGCGCCGACCGTTTCGACGATCTGGTACTGGCGCAGCACGTTGGGCTTTTTCAGGCCGATGCGCAGGCCGCCCGCAACGACGGTGGCGACCGCGTTGGCGGCCTTGACGATGTCGTCCGACACCGTCTCGATGGAAATAGTTGGTTTGTTCATTGCAGTTCCTGTTCGATAAAAAAAATGGCGCGCGGCCGTATGGACGCGCGCCTTGCAGCACGGGCTTACTGGACTTTCAAGCGGCGCGAGGCCATGAATTCCAGTTTCATCTTGACGGTCTTGTCGCCTTCGCGGGCGCCCAGCTCGGTCAGCTTGTAGACCACTTTTTCATAGCGGTACTGCGAGACGCCGCCGTTGGGTTCCTGGATGGTTTCCTGGATGAAGCCGTACGGCACGTTCATGCCGTTGTAGTAGTTGGCTTCGGCCTGGGCCCAGAAGTCGTCCAGCGTGCTGTCGAAGCGGTCGATTTCGAACGAGCCCTTCCAGCCGTTGTGCGTGACCGTGTGGCGCGCTTCGCCGTCCAGGCCGGTGCGCTTTTCCTCGGTGGTGACAGGTTGGGCGTCGAACTTCATGATCGCCGTGGTGGGAATGTTCAGGTTGCCGCTGGCCGTCGTGATGACGACGCGGATGTCCTTGCCCAGGGTTTGATTTGCTGCCGACATATGTCGCTCCAAATAAAAAAGCCGCCCTCAGGCGGCATGGATGAAAATGAAAACCGCCTTAGTTGGCGGCCACGGTGCTGGTGCGGGCGACCTGCACCGACTGGCCGCCCTCCATGTTGATCAGGAACTTCTCGACCACCGACAGGTACTGCACCTTGGCGTCCATCTGCATGTAGCCGGTGGCGATGCGCGGCGCCAGGTTGTTGCTCAGGTCGCAGATGGTGGAGAAGTCCGCCACCTGGCCCTGCTGCCGCATATTGGCCAGGAAGCCGTCGACGGTGGCCTTGGCCTGCAGACGGGTCGGATCGTCGGAACGGCTGGACTGCAGGCGGCCGACGAACTTGCCCATGCCCGCATTCAGCGTGTAGGCGATGTAGTTGGTCATGCGCGTGTAGTTGTCGCCGTTGGTCACCGGGTTGGACGAGGTGTTGTGGCCGAAGCGCGTACCGAAGTAAGCGCCGCCCGGCACCGGATTGGCGATCACGTCGATGCCCGCCTGGCCCAGCACCTGCAGCTCGGCCGCCGCGTACGGACGGCTCTGGATGCTGCGCTGGGTGGCGACGATGCCGTACAAGGCCTTGTTCAGGCTGGACTGCTCCGGCGACAGGTTGGCCAGCAGGCCCGCCACGAACGCTTGCGGCGAGATGACGCGGGTGATCGAGTTGACCGGATCGCTCCAGTAGACCCAGTCGCCCAGCAGCAGCTTGAACGCATACGAATCGATGTTGGCGGTGGCCTTGGCCGCCGCAGCAGCCGCCGGGGTATCGCCCTGCGGCGTCACGCCGACCATGTAGATGCCTTCGGACAGGCCGAACGCAGCCTGTGCCGCGAAGGTGCTGATGTCGTCGCAGTCGGTCAGCATGGCCACCGCCGCGCCGGAACTGCGCAGGCTGTACATGCCGGTGCGACTGCCCAGGTCGGAACCGAGCAGCAGCGCGCCGGTGATGTTGTTGGCGCCGTCGGTGCCGCCGGCGAAGTTCGAGCTGGCATAGGCCGGCACGCCGATGGCCGCGCCGGCAACCGCCGACACCAGCACCGACGCCGGACGCGCCACGCTGTTGCCGTTGTTAATGGCCGCCGCCATATTCACCCACAGCGCATTGCCGGCGCCGGGGATGTTGTCGAACACCTCGGGCGCGAAACCGGACAGCGCCAGCGTCACCTTGGCGGTGCCGGTCTGGCTGCCGGCGGCGATGGTGGCTTGCAGGCTGTTGCCCAGCGAGCCGGTGTACTTGCCGCTCAGCGTCAGCGCCGGGGTGCCGGCCACGCCGCCGGCCAGCGTGGCGCCGGATGCGGTGGCGCCCGCCACGGTGGTGGCCACGGTCAGCGTATTGCCGGCGACGCCGGGCACCAGCGCCGCCAGGTTCAGGGTATTGGCATTGAGCGCAAAGGTGAACTTGTCGATGTTGACGTCCAGCGAAGCCTGCAGGAAGGCCAGCAGCGTCGCCAGCGTCGCGCTCAGCGAGGCGCCGATGTTGACCTGGTTGCCGACCGCACCGCTGGCGACGAAAGTCACCACGGTGCCGGCCAGCGTCAGCGTGGTGGCGGCCACCGGATTGGCGGTGAACGCCACCGAGCCGGTCGCGGCGATGCCGGCCGACTGGATGGCTGCGGTGGCGGCCGTGTCGGTGCCGTCGGTCACGCGCACGCAGCGCATGCTGGCGGCGCCCTGCTGGACCGCGGCCGCCAGGGCGGTGCCCATGTCGTACTTGCGGTTCTGCAGCGAGCCGTGGATGCGCGCATAGTCGGCGGTGCTGCCCACCGGGGATGCGGAATTGACCGGGCCCCACTGGGCGGTGCCGACAATGCCGAGCACATTGGTCGGCACGCCATTCAGCAGTGACACGCTGGGCGGCACTATCTGTACGTAGAGATCTGGAACGATCAGCGCCGTCGTGTTGATGGCGCCTTGCTGTGATACCGGCATGTAAGCCTCCTAAAAATAAAAAAGCCCGCACATGGCGGGCAAGAAAGCAGGTGGAAGACGGCGTTACGAATACAGCGTCGTCGCGCCGTACTGCCCACCTGTTGCGAACTGCATCGCGACGCCGAGCTGTTCGGCGACGATCTGGGTTGCGCTGGCACTATCCGTGATGGCGTACTCCACGGCATAGAGAATATCGCGACGGAAAATGGTGGCATTTTCCATCGCATCGTTTTGCACGCTGCGCTTGTAGCGCAAGGTGCCGTTGGTGCCGTCGGCCAGCGCGACGCGCCAGGCGCCGGCCAGCGCCACGTCGATGGCGGCGGCCAGCGGATCGCGCGCGGCGGCGCTGTTGGCCCAGACCGAAATCTGGAACACTTTTTCCTGCCGGCGCAGCACGCGCATATTGCTGCCGCCGACGCCGACCCGCGCCACCAACTTGCGCACGCCTGGCACGCTGACGACGGCGCCGACGTTGCTGGCCGGGCGCTGCGCATTGAGCAGCGCGGCCAGGCCAGTGGCGACGGCGGTCGGCGTATCGCCGGCGCGCACCGCGTAGACCACCGGCAGGCCGTCCGCCAGCACGGCGGCGTTCTGCCCCGCCGCCGGCGTGCCCGCCACCGTCACGGTGCCGGCGCCGACAGTCAGGCTCAGCGTCGAGCTTGGAATGGCTTGCGCCATCCAGTCGCTGCAGGCCGGTTGCGTGACGCGTTCGGTGGCGGTCGGGAATACCGACACGTGGGCCTTGCCGGCGGTCAGGTCGGCGTTGAGCGTGGCGGCGTTGGGCCAGCCCGCGTAGATCACGGCGGTAACGCCGGTGACGGAGGCAGCGCCGATACCGTTGGGATAAACGGCGGCGCTGATCGCCGCCACCAGCGCTTGGGCGACATCAGTTTGATCGGCCATGGGGTTCACCAGAAAAGAAAGGGAGGGAGCGGCGCGAGGAAAAAAATGCCGCAGAAATGCAAAAACCCGCACTAGGCGGGTTTTTGACGTACTTCTTGAACTTATCAAAGTGAGACCTATTCTCCGCGTGTTTTGCGGAACGGTCAAGCACTTTTTTAAAAATCGATCATTTTTGTTTGTTGCAGCAATTCGCCGACGGCGATCCACGCCTTGTGCTCGGCGCCGCTGACGGCCGGCATGCGGCCTTTGGCAGGTGCGCCCTTCAGCCAACGCACCAGCTTGGCGTTGTGCGCGCTGGCGGTATCGCGATGCACGCCGCACTGGTCGGCCAGGTCGGCCAGGTTGTGCTTGATGCCGAAGCAGCGCTCGATGATGCCGCGGCGAAGCAGATAGTGCGACAGCAGGCCGGACATCTCGCCCAGCGCGCGCTCGGTCAGGAACAGGATGGCGTCGACCCACACCTTGTTCGGCTTGGAACCGGCGCAGCAGTTGCGACCGCAATCGCAAGGCACGGCCGGCGGCGCCACGCGCGCGATCAGGATGTGCATCAGCATCGGATCGAGACGATCGAGCTCGGCCCGTATCATGCCGGCCTGGGCCGCGCCATCGAGGCCGCCCAGGCCCTTCCCTTCCTTGGTCGGTCCGGAGGCCATGCGCGCCATCATGGACTTGTCGTACTGCTGGCCGGAGAAATTAAATGCGAAAACCAGCGCGGCGTGTGCGCTGCTGAACAGTGCTTCTTCTTCGATTACGAACATAGGTCTGTACTCCTTAAGTGTTGCTGGCATTGGTTGGGTTGTTCTTCAATAGCGCCTTGATTTCCTGCAGCCGCATGCGGGCGGTGTGCACATCGGTCAGCGCCTGTCCCGGCGCCGGCAGCGCGGGCACCGGGCGCGGTACGTCGGCCAGTTCGTGCTCGTGCGCCAGCTTGGCGGTCAGGATGCGGGTCCAGCGGGCGCGGGCGTTCGGCCAGGCCAGCGCGCGCAGATCGGCAAAGGTGAATTCGACGGCGGCCCAGTACAGCGCCTTGCAGGGCCAGTGGTCGTCGCCGAAAGCGCGGCGGCTGACCTGGCATTGCGCCTCGGCGAACATGGACTCGGCATCCGTCGGCGGCCGGCACAGCTGCAGGAACTCCGGCAGCGTCGGCGGCCACGGCCGGGCCAGGCAGGCGGCCACGCCGCGCCGCACTTCGCCCATCGACATCCCGGCCAGCTTGCTGCGCCAGTTCTCCTTGACGCCGCGCACGTCGGTGCCGCGCCACAGGTCGGCCAGGCGGCTGCCGTACAGCAGCTCGAATTCCGCGAACAGGCGCTCCACGCTATCCGACGAGACGGGCTTGGCCGTCGATGGTGTGCTGTTCACCGCCGCCGTGGCGGCCCGTGAGTTGGTCAAGTACGCGCTGGCGTTCTGCATGGGTTCCTCCGAAAGATGGTTGGGCGGGTTTGCCTGGGTTGCGCATCAAGTCGCTCAAGACCGGCAAGAAATAAGCGGCGCTGAAATGTTCGCCTGGATGGGCGCGCAGCTTCTGCGCCACCACGGCGACGATGAACTCATCGTCCAGCCGTTGCAGCACCGGCGCCCAGCCCGGCTTGGCGAACAGGCCCGGCGCGGCGGCAATGCCGAGCTGGCGCAGTCGCCGGCACAGCTCGCCGATGCGGGACATGGGCGGCGGCGGAGCGTCGTCTGCGGCCTGTGCTCTGGCTTGTAAACTTTTCCCTGTCTCTGTCCCTGTCTCTGTCTCTTGGAAGGCCGGTCCCGGGGGACAAGCGCGGGACAGTGGCGCCCCGTCGTCGGCCAGGAATGCTTCCAGCGTGGGGAACGGCAAGTCCTGGCCGTGGCGCTGGTTGTGCTTCTTGATGCGCGCGCACTCAGTCTTCCAGCGCTGGGCGCGCTTGGCCTGCCAGGCTTCGTTGGCCTTCTCCGCCACGATGGGGTGGTACAGGCGGCCGTCCGCGCACTTGATCCAGCCGTGCAGCGCGCCGGCGCGCAGCTTGCTCCACTCACGGACGACGCGCCCATAGCCGGCCAGCTGCGCCAGCACCACGTCGTCGTCGGGAATGCTGGCGGCGGGAATCTGATGCCACGACGCGCACCACAGCAGCACGGCGGCGCGGAACTCGTCGCCGCTGACGATGGCCGAGATATCGCTGTCGCGCAGCCGCAGCACATCGAGCGGCATGAAGGTGAAATCGCGCAGGTCGCAGTCGCCCGGCGTCAGCGGCATGGGCAAGTGGTTGGAACGTGGGAAATTCGAAATGTTTTTATTCATGGACACAGAATATACGCGAATGGATAGCCAATCAATACCTGAATGAATAAATTATTGCGTATTTTTATTCATGCACGTATAGTTCGTGCCATGGATATCGCAAGCAGACTCGATGAAGCTATGAAAGAGGCTGGGTTCACCACCCAGAGCGCCCTCGCGCGCGCCTCCGGCGTACCGCAGCCGACGATCAACCGCATACTCAAGGGCGTGGGCAAGAAAGGCCCGGAGACGCAGACGCTGGCCCAGCTGGCGGCGACCTGCAATGTGAGGTTCGAATGGCTGCATGAAGGCCGCGAGCCGCGGGCGCGCAGCGGCGGCGGCGTCGAACGGGAATATCGGCAGGTGGTGGTGGCGGATGCGGGCGATCCAGATTTTTACGAAATTCGCAAAGTGCAACTTCAGCTATCGGCAGGTATGACGGGCTTTCAAACTGTTCCAGAGATTTACGACGGTAGCAAATTAAGCGTTTCCAAGAACTGGGCCGACCGCCACGGCTACATCCCGGAACGGCTGATCGCCATCGCGGTCAAGGGCGAGAGCATGGAGCCCAATCTGTACGCGGGGGACCTGGTGATCATCAACACCGCCGACACGGCGATGGAGGACGGCGTCGTGTTTGCCGTCAACTACGAAGGCCAGGCCGTGGTCAAGCGCCTGACGCGCGACCGCGGCGACTGGTGGCTGACCTCGGACAACCAGGACCAGCAACGCCACCGCCGCAAGAGCTGCCGCGAGGGTGAGTGCATCATCATCGGGCGAGTGGTGCGGCGAGAGACGGACCGGATCTAGGGTCCGAAGCCGAGCCAGCTCGCGACCCTGCGCACGGACTCGCCTATCGTTGGTGCGGAAGGCATCGCCAGGGCAAGGCTCTCCTGGCATGCGCAATCCTCAAGCAGCGGCGTTCCATCGTCGTTAAAGGTGCGCGGGAACGGGTGCTGCCGGCATTCCTTGAATGGATATTCGGCCAGCTTCGGGTGCCTCATGAGACTGCCTGCAATGCCGGCCTCCCCTGCGGCATTGGCGCTAAAAATCCGCGGGAACACGGTGGTGCGCAGCGAGGGAATAGTGAACAGTTCGAAGCCCCTGGCACTGTCTTCCGGGCCGTAGCCATATCTGCGTTCAGCAGCATCCGGCGTAGCGCCGCCATCCTGTCGCGCATAAGGCAAGCCATAGGGTTGCCATTGCTGGTTGCCGTCGATTGAGCGGACCATGGAATAGAGTACTGAATAGCGCTCGCCCACATCAGCAGGCGGCGTGAGGAGATCGGGGTCGCCGCCCAGCACCCAGACGATACGCCGGACGCCCGTGTGACCTACCAACGACAGCTTGGACAAGCTCAGCGCATGGCGCAGCGCGTTGAACATCGCCGGATTCAATGTGTCGCCTTGCAAGCCGATGTCGCTGTTCACAAAGCTGTGCATGGAAGCGAATTCCAGCAGCTGCTTGCCGTTGGCGTCCGCGGTCGTGGCGAACACCTCGTCGAGTTTGGCTTCGGTGGCATACTCAGGCCGCGCCAGCAGCGCGATGAAATCGCCCGTGGTCTTGTCAGGCGCGATCAGTTTCTCAAAGGCCAGCGCCGCTTCATCGAGTTCGTGCTTGACCTTCTCCCGTATCCACTTCTTGATCTCGATGTAACGTTGGACCAGGTGCGCGAAGCGCGGCGGCAGCGCATGCAACACCTGCTCCTCCAGCTTGCTCTTGAGCTCGATATAAAACCTCTTGCCCTCGCATACGGCATCGCCGAATTGATACGGCACCGGCGTGAAGGCACTGCCATAGCACTTGTACCAGTTCTGATATTCCCTGACGAACGACGATTGGTGGTCCAGCGTGCCGAGCACCACGCGGTGCGAGGTATTGATGTACTCACGGCCGGCGACGTCCAATCCCTCTTCCCAGTTTTTCATATAGCCGGACAAGAAGCTCGAACCCGCGATCAGTTCCTGCATCGTCTGCCTGATCGATGCGGCAGTGGCGAGTTGATCGCGCCACTTCGCGAGCCTGGCCCGCAGCACCTCGACCTTGGCGCGCGCCGCGCCGGTCAAGCCCTGCTCCTCGTTGAGGCGCTTGAGCTGCGCGTCATGCTGGACTTGCGCGGCAAACCTCAGGGCCCTGACGGCGGCCGAAGGCGCCTCCACATTGAACGCTGCCGTCGCGCTCTGCAACGCGGTGCTGGCCTGATCAAAGTCATTTTGTCGCTGGGCCAGCCGGTCTTCGCTCGTTCGAAGGCTGGCCTCAGCCAGGGCCAGTTGCGGCTGGTCCTGCGCGATACCGGTCTCGGCCTGGAGCTGCTCCGCACGCACCTCTTTGAGCGCGCCGGAGGAATCGAGCTCCAGCTTGTCGATATCGCGGTTTGCGCTGCGTATCGCCGCGCGCGCCGCCTGCATGGCGACGATATGCGGTGCGTATTGCGCCTTGCGCGCCAGGCGGCCGGCGTTGATGTCGTAGATCAGCTTGTCGCGGACAAACTCCGCTGGCGGCTCCAGCTCGCGGCGGTCGAAGGCGAAGCCAGGCAGCTTGCTGTCGATGTATTTTTCCAGCACAAAATGGCGGCGCTCGACCGCACGCTCATCCGACAGCACAAAGATATCGCCCGCGTAGGCGTTGACGTAGCTGTGGGCAAACACATCGGAGGCCGCGTGGGTCAGGTAGCCGGCAGCAAACGCCAGTTCCGGGCCCTCCTTGGCCTGTCCATAAATATGCCGCAGCCAATCGCTGGTTTGCCAGTCGCCCGGGATGCCGGGATGGGTGGTGATTTGTCCAGTGACGAGATCAGGGTAAGCGTCGGGCCCCAGAACCCCGGCCATGAACGCTTTCGGATGCTGTTGGATGCTGCGGCACAGCTGGGCATCGATGGAAATCGGCACGGTGCCGATCTCGAAGCTGCAGCCGTTTTGCAACTCGGCTAGCATGGACTGCGCTATCCACAAGTGGGTCTTCAGGCCGAATCCATGCGCCGGCGCCATGCTTGCGGCAAGAAAACAGAGGGCGAGAGCTGAACGAAGTGGACTTGCGAGGAACAACGGTTTCTTTTCCACGTCGAGCTCCTTGGTTTTCAACTTGAGAGCAAGTAGCTTTGCATAAAGGCATCACTCCAAATATCACCAATTCTCATTTTTATCAAAGAAACAACAGCGTGTAGTTTCGGCGACTAGCGTTGTAGCTTAAAATACTTGCCAGGCATTCACAGGGAAAACACCGGCACGATTCTCTTTGGACATAGCTTAAATTCATAATTCCCAAACACCCAACTGCATAAGCAAAATGAGTCTTAAAAAATCAGACACTTCGTCACTTCCCAGTTACTCTGCCGTCAAAAAATTATTAAACACTCTTGAATTTTATAAATTTTATCAAACACAAATTTCCAAGACATTATATACCGTAAATTATGGTTCCAAAGCAGCGAAAAATCTTGAAACCGATGCCCATCCAGTTAAGGAAATTGATTTCATCAGCACTGCCAACAGCATTCCAAAAGGGAAATATCATTCTGCGGGAAAGCGCATTGTCGATGACACCGTATTTGGTGGAAACCAATCTTTGGGAAACTCAATCTCTGGAATGAGTGAAACTGATTTGCTTTTAAGCTGCATTAAAATTTTTGATTGGGGCAACGTTCAAGACAGCAATATTGAAAAAGCATTTTCTATGCACGATGAAAATATGCTGACATCACATCTTCAAAATTCAATTGCGTGGCTAAACAATGACAATGAAATTACATTGCCAGGCACACAATTGATCTGGTCCGCTGGATGGACGAAAGTTTACTCTTTTGCATCCAATTTCGTCACAATTTACGATTCCAGGTGCGCCGCTTTTTTGAATTACATTTTAATAAAATTTTATTGTACTCTGCCGGAGAAAAACCAGCCTTCATTTAAGGAGCTGACATCAAAAATGCTATTTTTCGCTGGAAAAAATACAAATATACGTGTTCCGAACAAAGCGACGAAGAAAATTCTTGGATTAAAAACTTATTCAGCAGGAAAAAATGATGCCCGTGCCATGGTCGCAAATAAATATGCCTCATGGGTAATAAGATACATAACGGAGGTGCACTTCAAAAATGAAATTATTACCCAAGAGCAGTTTCGCACAGTGGATAAGGCATTTTTTATGCTGGGATTTAATATTGATGATATTGCAACCGACTCGGAGTTGGAGAAGTGGTATAAGGAAGTGAAACCTGCGACAGACTCCGGCAAGACGAAAAATAGCGCATCGCTGCCGCTTAAAGCAGCATGA